GATGTTGAACATGCACCATTACCAGTAAATGATAATGATGTTGTGATCATATCTTCAACGCCTGCTGAAGTTTCAACTGATGTTACTACTACGCTGCCACTGTAAGTTGTGGTTGAGCCTTCTTCATAAGCAACAATTTCTACAACACTACCCACTGTAGGGTATACTTCTGTTGTATCAAACAATGCTTCTGCTGTGCCTTCCCAACTCTGTGTGCCAGGTTTGACGCAACGCCAGTCCTCACCCATATATGAGCCTTCAATTGTTTCTGCGTTTTGTGTTATTGTCCAACTTGTTAGTTGTGCAATATTACTAGTGCCACCATCCATTGATAGCGCACCATTCTTTCCTGAAATACAAGCCATAATTTAGTTTCCTTCTAAGTTAATGGTGTAACAGTATTCACATGTGAATACCATTCTACACGTTGTAAAAGGTGCGCTTTCACCTATTACAACAGACTCTACTCTTGTGAGTCTACAATCTTCTACTGTGTTACCCAGTTTCCTGTCTGTCATTAATGTTTGTTCAGTTGCCTGGATTGCAATATTCTTTTGAGTATCACGTTCCTTGCCACCTATAACCATTACCACATTTACTTCCATTACGCCATGGCGCACTGGCTGACTACCACTATACATAGTGATGTCTTCAATATCCTCATCAGTTGTTTCTACATAAATTGCAGGGAAGGCAGTTTTTGGTAGCTCACTAGGGATAATTGGATCCCTTTGTACTCTACCAAATTTGACACTTCTCTGGTCTTTAAGTAATTCAACAATCTTGCTGGTAATTTGTTCTCTCATCTGTAAAGCCTTGACTGATCAAATTCATTTACGTCTGTGTTCAAATCAATTGTTCCATCATCATTATAGTCATATTCAATGCCTAGTCCAAACTGTAGATCAAATTCTTCCTCAAACCTGTTTTTATAAAATTCAAGTTGTTCTCTGAATGGATCCCCTTCTGGTCTGAAAGTGGACAACTTTGGAAGGATATAAGAAGCCATTGCTCTATATACAGTTGCTTTTGTCCACTGTGCTTCAACAAGTTTAGTTGCATTAAATTCACTGCGTGATTTCATTTTGTTCCACCACTTGAATTGGATCATGTTTGTAACATCATCCTGTGCTTCACTTAATTCATCACTCCAGTCATCAACGCCTTGTTCAAATACTTCTGGACAATATTTTTCTAAGTCTGTGTTTGTAGCAAATGCCATGTCATTCTCCTGGGTAATAGTGGGAGACTATTGCCCCCCACCAAGATATTAAATTATGCTGCATCCTTAAGTAGGATACCACGTGTTGCGTCTAGTGTATCAACACCAAATGCAATACTTGAAATTACGTCACTACCTACTGCAGCAGCTCTGCGTTCAATCTCTACTTTAACACCACCTTGTGTAGCACCACGTAGGGCGTCTGCACTGAAGATAGCTGCTTTAGTACCTGTTACACCAGTGTTGGTGTCATTTAGGTATGATGATACGTAGCAAGGAACGCCTGCAATTGTACCAATTTGACCTGTACGCATTGCTGCGTTTTGTACGTCTGCTGCTGCAAATGCACTTGAACCAATGTGTTGCATGAACTCATGGTATGCTGCTGCTGAGATAACTGCGTTTAGCTGTCCACCTTCACCTGCGTTTCTGATAGCACCAACTGCTTCATAAAACTCATGTAATAGGTTTGCGTCTGTGATCTCTTGTTGTGTTAGGTTAGCCATTTCTGCTGAAACTGCTGTGTCAACTGCTGTTGCAATTGCGTTACCCATAATGCGTGACATATTTTCTACATCAATTCCACCCAAGTCACGTAATACTGTACGTGCTGCAATTAAGTCTAGTGCAATTGTTTTCTTTGTGTCAGTTGGTAGTTTTGCGTCAAAGTCTACACCTTCTGATGCTTCTGATGTAATTGTTTGCGCTGCAACTGAGCCCATTACAGCAACTTGTGCTGATGCTGAACCTGCTGGTACGTCAACCATAGGAACTAGTGCTCCTGGTAAGTATAGTGATGCTTCCTGTGCTGCAAATACTGTTGCTGCTTGTACTGGAACCACCATTGCGTCAAGGTTTAACCCTGAACCATATGCTTCATTAGCCATTTTAAATTATCCTTATATTATAGTTTACCCTCAGCCTTCATCTTGGTATAGATTGCTCTGTGCTGTGGGTTATTCATATCAAGTTGTGATAAATCAAACTCTGTTTGATTCACTGTGTCTGTGTTGCCTTTACTGCCTGATCCACTTGGACCTGCAGCTTTGAAATATTGGTTACTTGCTAAAAACTCATCAACTAAATTATCAACAGTCATTGGGTCAGCATTATCTGTATACCTTGGTTGTCCATCTTTATCTGTAACAACCACTTGACCATTGTTGTCTAGCTTTAGTGAGCTACGCAATAGTTGAGCTACATGCTCAGGGCTTAGGGCTTTGGCTTTACTACTTGCATTGATGAGTGCACCATCAATTTTTATAGTTTCAAGTTCATTACGCAAGGATGTGATTTCACTTTCACTTTTCTCACGTTGTTTCTTGAGTAAACCATCAAAGTCCTGCTTCTTGATCATTTGCTCTTCCTCAACTTGCTCTTTCAAGCCTTTGAGTGCTTGGTATTCACTTACGTCAACACCTTCATATTTCTTGTTGACTTGTGCAACACGTTTGCCAATCAGTTCATTCACTTCTTCTTGTGAGAACATCTTGGTCTCAACCTGGGATTCATTTGTTTGGCCTGCTTCAGTTGCCCCAGTGTCAACTTCATCAGTAATACCATGAGTTTCAGTGGTCATGTCCATATCCTTTTTAGTTAGGGTTTCATCACACTATGGTGTGACACTTATATCTTTATTTAGTCTTCCTCTACTGGCACCCAGAAGTGCATACAGTTATAGCCTCCTCTGACAACAAATGGATCACCTGGCTCCTTGCCTGCCCA